GCGAATACCGGCCCATCGTCACCAGCAGTTAACGGCACGCTTCCTCGGTCTTCCGGTCTGAAAGGAACATAACCGTACCAGAGGTCTTTCAGGCGCCGCGCTTCCGGTGATGATCCAGAACCTTCGCAGGCAGGGCAATCGGTCGCCACGTGGTGAGGATTGATGTAACCCTTCCATGGCTTGTTCAATGGCCAGTCGAAACTCAGAGGCACGCGCTTTAGTTCTCGTCCCATCGTCACGTCTCCCTTGGCCTGGTCAGGCCGATGGTGGTTTCAGGTGGCGATCAGGCGCGGATACTGCGGGACCGAGGCATGGAGCACGTCAAGGAATTCCTGTTGGTGGCGCGCGGCCCGGATCACGCCGGGTTTGTCCCGTTTATCCGCCGCGCCCCAGAACCAATGGTGCTTCCAGTGCCCGCGTCCACGCTTCCACACCTTGACGCTGCGCCAAACGGCTTTCGGATCGTCCGACAGTGTGACGACGTATTGATCGCCGCCGTAAGCGACTTTGAGCATGATCGTCTCCCTCTCGGCCGGGACCATTCCCGAGCCGTGGCGTGGTGGTTAAGCCGATGGTGGTTTGAGGCGGCGCGAGGCGAATCCGATGGCATTCCCCAGGCACCATCCCTCGCGGCTGGCCCAATACTCTGGGTCAGGTGGGATGGCCCCTTCGCCGACCTCGCGAATCCGGCGCGCGGTCCCGAGCCACTCCCACATCTGGTACTCGTCTGGATCGAAGGGGCGCGTCATGCGAACAGCGCCAGCAAATCAGGATAGCGCGGGTCATCGTTGAAGATCGCTTCCTCGCTGATCTTCATATCGCCGCGCATGATCGAGACATACCAAAACGCGGTCAGTTCCGCGATATACGTCCGTCCGTCGTCGCCATCCACGATCCGCGCCTTGGTGGCATACGTGAGCACCTTGCGCGCCGTTGGCCTGCCAGACTTCGGGTCAATCGTGATCCGCGTGCCACGCTCGCCGCGCGAGGTCTGCTCGATCTCGAACGTCGCGGTGGTCCGCATCGAACCGTAAGGCCAATCGGCGATCGTTGCCGAAAGGCGCGGGTTGGTATAGGTTTTCATAGTGTGTCCCTCCATTGGTCCTGGCAATCACCGGTGCGCGTCCTCCAACGCGCCTCGGGGGTTGTCAGTGCTTGTCTTCCGACCACTCCAACATTTCCGGGAGAGTGCCGCTCTTGACGCCATCGTGACCGCCGACCGTGACAAAGATCGCGCCGTCACGCATTTCGACGCAGTAACCGTAGTTCTTGCCCATTTTCGCGTCAGTGAGGCGGTAATTGCCCGGATCACGCTTGAACATCGCGATCATGCCAGCGGCGGCTTCATCGGCTTCGAACCTTGGTAACGGCCAGACGAAATTGCTTTTGAACAGGGCGTCTAGGTCGGGAATAACACCCGACGGATAGCCGTCCCAATGCCGGAATATCGAATACTCGCCATGCTGGTCTTTGAACGTGATGACTGCTTGCGTGCTCATTGTGTGTCTCCCTCATGGTTCACGGAGCGGCCGGAACCGCTCGCGGGTGGGTGTCAGGCGGCGGCGGCTTCGATTACGAGACGCGCTTCGGCTTCCCATACCTCCCAGGAAACAGTGCGTTCAGCCGCTGACCATCCCTTTACTGTCCGCAAATCCAATGCTCGCCGTACCAGTCGAAGAAGTTCTGGAGCCTCAGCTATGAGGTTGGCGTTTGCTTCCATCTCGGTGAGATTGCCAGCCTTCGAACGTCTCATTCGCACTTTGGCGAGAAAGCCGTGACCGTCGCGAGGCACGATGTTGCGCCAACCATCGCCGGCTTTCGTCGTCCACGGTCCTGGTGTGTGCTGTGCCATCGTGTTTCTCCCTTGTGTGTTCCATCGTCTACCTCCGCCACGGGTCCAGCGTGGCGGGCGTAGAGGGTGGGGATCAGGGGGAACACCGTCAAACTTGCGCCCGGTACCAGCCGCCTGGCGCATTCGGGTCGCGACGATGGCTCGCGACCTCGCGCCCCTTGGCATCCGTGATCGTGCAGTAATCAGCCGTGGTGCCGTATTCTTCGGCCCATGCGCGACACGCACGGATCGTTGGGAATTCCGCCACCGGCCCGGTGTGCCAGGACGACCCGCCGATAGTTGCCGTGTAGGTGTTTGGCTTGCTCATTTGTCTCTCCTGGTTTGGGTCCGGTCACTGTCGGCGTGACAGGTGGGTTATGGCATAGCGTATTACGCCACACCAGCGCGTTGGGCGTATGACAGCTATGCGGGTAGCGTATGACGCTATATGGGTGATTGTGATATGGTCGGCTCATGAGCAATGTTTCGGCCAACACAACCATGATCGCAGCGCGATTGCCGAAGCCACTTGTCGTGGGGCTGAAGGCGGAAGCTCGTGCGCGTCAGATGTCCTTCACTGCCGCCGTCGTGCAGGCAGTTGAACAATGGCTTGGGCCTTCGTTAGCTGATTCAGAACCACAGTCAGGCCCGACAGTCGAATGACTCTCTCCGGCGTTTTCGAACTCCGCGACGGCTGGATATTCAGAATCGAGGAACCAATACCCGTTCCGTTTTCTGGGACGTGTCGCGGGCTGGATTGGTTACCGGCTTCTCTCGCTCTAACCCGTTTCAGTCAGGGCGCCAGCCCGGTCGCGGAATGCCGCCCCCTTGGGGCGATCGCAGAGAGATTCTATCCGACTTCATCGTGGCCCGCCACGCCGCCGCGATACCACGATACTACCGCTCTGGGGATGGGGTGGCAATGGGTGTTTACAGTCGGGTAAAAATCGTTTACACCCATCTTACACCGCTGAGGAAATTGGCATGGCTGAGATATCTGGAATCTCCTGGACTGACGCCACTTCAGCGACAGCGAGACGGTCTGGACCACCGCCTCTTCCCTCTCGGGACGGCGATAAGAAACAGGCCAGACAGCGGATCAACGTGGAGGTGAGGACTGGTCGTCGGCCGCATCCTAATTCATTGGCGTGCGTCCAATGTGGACACACTTGGCAGCCGGGAGAGCGGCGGCACGAGTACGACCATCATCTCGGTTACGCAGCTGAGCATCATTATGAAGTGCAACCGCTTTGTACGCGTTGTCACACAGCGAAGGATAGCGAGAAGGCCCAACGGACTCATTGCATCAAAGGGCATGAGTTCACATTGGAGAATACCGGCAGAAAGCCAAACGGCACGAGGTTTTGTCGAACGTGTCACAGAGAGTTCGATAAAAGCCGCCGGAATGCCGAATTTTGGCGCGCGTATCGACTAACCAGGAAGGGCAAACCAAGTGGGTGAAAGAACCGAAATAAGCTGGTCGGACGCTACTTTCAATCCGTTTATTGGGTGTAGTAAGGTAAGTCCGGCGTGCGATAATTGTTATGCGGAGCGTCTTGCCACGCGGTATGGGTGGGCGAAATGGGGCGCGGGCCAAGCGCGCCGGCGTACATCAGCGGCAAATTGGCGCACACCTTTGGCCTGGAACCGCAAGGCGGCTGAGACTGGCCATCGGACGCGGGTGTTCTGTGCGTCTCTCGCCGATGTATTCGACAATGAGGTTGAGCAGGCGTGGCGGGACGATCTCTGGCAACTGCTGCGAGACACCCCGAACCTGCGTTGGATGTTGCTGACGAAGCGAATCGGCAACGCACCGAAGATGCTGCCGCCTGATTGGCCTTTCGCTAACGCCGGGCTGATGGCGACGCTGGCGACGCAAGCCGAATGGGATCGCGACTTTCACAAGCTGATGGCGATTCCGGCAGCGTGGCATGGTGTATCGGCTGAGCCTCTATTGGGCAGCATCGATATCGGCGAAGCTCGGCCCGATTGGATCATCACGGGAGGCGAGAGCGGCGCCGGGTTTCGACCGCTAGATATGAATGCCGTTCGTTTCCTTCGGGATCAATGCGCACGTAATGGCGTCACTTTTCACCACAAACAGAATGGTGGGGTGCGTGGCAAAGACGCTGGCTGCCTGGTGGATGGCATCGAGCACAAGCATTTTCCGCTCGCTTTGGCCGCTTGAGCGCCATGCCAGGGAAATCCAGCAAGACAGAAGTTGTCAGTCTCCGAGTGTCGGTCGATCTGCTGGCTACACTCCGCACGCGCGCCAGGGCCAAAGACAGCACCGTGGCGGCTGTGATCCTGGACGACATCAAGCAGGCGCAACGTGTCCGGGCGGATTACGCATCGTTGGCGGATGATTACCAGGAACTGCGCCGGACGTTCGATCAACGCATCGTTGAGTCCGGCCTTCGCCTTGATGCCGCTCAGTTCCGCATCGCGGAACTGGAGAAACATGTCACTAACGCCCAAGAAATGGCGGTCGCGATGGCTAGTGCGCCGCGTGGGCCGCCGTTACCACCGGGCGGCCGCCTCGACCCCTCCCGTCACCATCCCGCCGGTCCAGTGCTGGCGTCGGCTGTGCCGCCAGTCGCTGGTGAGGTCGCGTGGAGCGGGTTGAAGACTAAGGGGAAGAAGCCATGACGGACGCCCTTGGCGATCGGATGAAGGCGTACGAGAGCCGCGAATCGGAACACCGGTTGCTGCCCATGGTCCCGGTGCTGGCTCGGATTGATGGCCGGAATTTCTCCGCGTTCACGCGAGGCCTGGCGCGGCCTTACGATATGACGATGACAAGAGCCATGCTCGCCACCACTGAGGAATTGGTTGAGGAAACGCACGCTCGCATCGGCTACACACAAAGCGATGAAATTTCCCTCGTCTGGCAGGCGCAGCGTTCCGATAGTTCGATCTTCTTTGATCATCGCATCGCCAAGATGACGAGCGTTTTGGCCTCATTTGCCACGGCGTCTTTCATCAACGCGCTACTCGCTGAGGGCCTTTTCGATCTGGCGAGAAGAGCGCCGCATTTCGATTGCCGTGTTTGGCAGGTGCCAACGCGATCCGAAGCGGCGAACACTTTCCTGTGGCGCGAGCAGGACGCTACCAAAAATGCGATCAGCATGGCCGCCGCCGCCGTCTATTCTCATAAGGAACTGGACCATAAAACGGGGCCGGAAAAGCAAGAGCTTCTATTCGAGAAAGGCATCAACTTCAACGATTATCCAGCCTTTTTCAAGCGAGGGACGTTCGTGCGAAGGCAGACGATCTTACGCGAACTGACCGTCGAGGAACTGGCTCGCATTCCAGAAAAGCACCGCCCGACTGGTTCAGTTGAGCGATCGGTAATCGTTCGGCTGGATATGCCGCGGTTCGGAAGTGTGACCAACCGAGAGGCGGTGATTTTTGATGGCGCACAGCCGGAAGTATGCGAGGCGAAGCCATGAGCATGTTCGAGCACCTGGTGGGGTTTGGTCCATATGGTTCGGCATACGAAGAAACCGGACTGGCCCAACAGCGGGCATCGGAGCAAAACCAGCGGATAGCCGCCGAGAACGCGAATCTCTTCATGCACCTCCCGCGACGTGAATTGGCCGCCGGCATCTTCTGGGAACGCACGGGAGGTAAGACTTACCGGGTCACGATCCGACGTAAACCAGAGGTCGTGATCGATCTGTCTGGCTTGCTAGACACTCAGTTCGGTCCAAAGCCATGACCCCTCTCCTCCCCGACGATCCGCGCCGCGCCGGAAGGTATGTGCTGGAACGGCCGGATCATGCGAAAGGCGGGATGGAACGAAAGACATTCAGGTGGCTCGCTCGCCGCTCTTGTTGGGAGGCGGTGGGTGGCGGACGATATAGTCCAGCGGTTCTCACTGCCTCTGGCTGGCGCCTGGTTGGACGCGCGACTGATGGCAAACAATCAACGGAGAACTGACATGGGGTTTATAGCCGACGAGCCGGTCACTGACGTGCGATGGAAAGTCGGAGACTGGTGCATCCTACATCTGGAAATTGGGCAGATCACTGAAAAGCGCGGCAAAGGAAGCGTCAGCTTTTCGGACGGGACGTTCGAGACATCTGGCCAACTGGTCGATCTCTTTCGTCCCTTAACCCTCCGCAACAAGAACATCGTCGAATGGTTCAAGGCGCATTACGACTACTTGCGCGAGATCGCGGGCGAACAGGGCTTCAACTACCCGCGCATCGCCAGCCACTTCGAGAATATGTGCCGCGAAGCGATTGATGCTGAGCCGAATAACAGACAAGTTTTCGACAAAGCAGAGAAGTTCGTCCAGGCCGCTCGCGAGCATCAACCCGTCATTCAAGGCGTTGATCTCTTCCGGCCCGCTCGGCGTCACTGAAAGAAAAGCCCGACCTGAGCCGGGCTGAGTTGTCGATCTACCGAAGGGTTTGTGACACATGCCGGGCGATGCTGCAAATGGGAGATTATTGATGGGCGGCAATGTGGATCAAGCCAAGCCGTGCCTGACGGCTGGTGCTATCTATAAGACGCAAATCGAACCGCGTCGGATAACGGTCGTGGTCGAGTGTCCGCAACAAATCGATCTGCTCGCACCAATGGAATTGGAGCGATACGCGGCCACGTTGGAGGATCGGGTCCACGATGCCATGGAGTGGGTGCTCGGGCCTTGGTTCTATAACGCGATACACGAAAGGCGCGTGGCCTTGATTCAAAAGACAGGATGGCCAGATTTTCATCTGTCTCCCGAGGAAGCGGCTGAACTAGCCGAACTCGATGCTCGCGTTGAAGCACTTGCCGCGTTCTCAGAGACGCCATCGGACAATGAAGCGATGAACATCATACGGCGCGCGGCGAAGAAAATGCGGGAACTCACGGAATGACCGACGATCTCCGCATCGCCCGAGGTATCTGTCTCTCCGCTGCCATTGGCGCGACTGTGTGGCTGACGGCGTGGTCGTGCGCCAGAGCCGATGAAATGTGCCGCGCGCCCAACATCCCTCGCGTGGTGCGTGACTTCAGGGCCGTGACTAATATTCCCGGAATCGCTGGCTTGGTCTGGTTCCTCGCCTGTCCAGCAGAAGGCCCGTGCGAATACCGGATGACCATGGACATCCCGGCCGATCCCGTGGCACGGGTCGAGTGCCTCACACCAGACCAGAACGCCGAGGCAGAACGGAGATGGAGATGACCGACCCAACATCCGGCTTCATCGCGCCTCACGGCAACGGCACACCAACCATCCTTGGTCCGCTTACACCCAGGCCATGGCAACGGACACTGGCCAAAGCCGCCAGGATTCTGGGCCAGGAACTGACAGCGGAAGGCTTCACCGGCGAAGTGGTTACGGTGTATCGTGCTGGCATCGTGGTCGATGTGGAGGTCAGGCGTGCCGCCAGCACAGACAGCGCATCGGCTCTTGCGTAGCAGGGCGGAACTAGGGTAACGCCAACCCATGGCTCTTACCGGAAAGCAGCGGGCCTTTGTTCGGTACTACATAGCCGCCGACATGACGAACGCGGCGGAAGCATACCGTAAGGCTTACCCAGCCGCCAGGAAGTGGACCGCTGCGTCTTGTGCGAATATCGCAGAGAAACTCCTTCGTCATGCCGACATCTTACCGATAATCACAAAAGCACGCGAAGAAGCCGGAAGGGCTATAGAACAAACCATTGATAAGTATGCCCTTTCAAAAAAAGACCTGATGGACCAACTGGCACGAATGATCACACTTGATCCTCGGCGAGTGTTTAAGTGGGGACCAGACGGAGTGGTTGTGCATGAAAGCGACGACCTGACCGACGATGAGGCGATGGCCGTCACTGAGGTAAGCCAAACCAAAACAGCGGAAGGCGGGACCATTCGGGTTAAGATCGCTGACCGGCAAGCGGCTATTATGAACTTCGCGAAACTTGCTGGCCATGGGAACGATAAACCCGAAACCAATATCAAGATCACACTGGAACAGTTGGTTCTTGCTTCCTTTCGGGTCGAACCCTGAAAGCCGCGCTGCCGCTGGCGGAATGGCGGGCGCACCCGGCGCGCTTCGTGCGAGAGGTTTTCGATGCGGTCCCCGATCCGTGGCAGGACGAGGTTCTCGAAGCCTTCCCGTCGCATCAACGTGTCGCGATGAAGGCGTGTAAAGGACCAGGTAAGACAGCAACTGAGGCGTGGCTCGCCTGGAATTTCCTACTTACGAGGCCACATCCGAAGGTCGCTGCGACCTCTATCAGCGCGGACAACCTGTCAGACAACCTATGGACCGAAATGGCCCACTGGCAAAACAAGTCCAGGTTATTGCAGTCCGCCTTCGAATGGACCAAGACGCGGATTTTCGCGCGAGACCACCCAGAAACGTGGTGGATGGCAGCCCGCTCATGGTCGAAAACAGCTGATCGCACACAACAAAGCGCCACGCTGGCCGGCCTTCACGCTGACTATATTCTGTTCATCCTTGATGAATCAGGTGGTATCCCAGATGCTGTTATGGTCTCCGCTGAGGCCGCTTTGGCTTCATGTCGAGAAGGCCATATTGTCCAAGCTGGCAACCCGACACACCTGGAAGGCCCGCTTTATCGGGCTTGTACCTCGCAACGTGCGCTATGGTTCATAGTAGAAATCACAGGCGATCCGGACGATCCGAAACGTAGCCCACGAGTCTCGGTGGAGTGGGCAAGGCAGCAGATCGCTTCGTACGGCAAAGATAACCCGTGGGTGTTGGTCAATGTCTTCGGCCGCTTCCCGCCCTCCAGTCTGAATTCGCTGATTGGTCCCGATGAAGTTAGAGATGCTACCCTCCGTATCTATCGGGAGCCGGATTATGCATATGCGGCGCGTGTTTTGGGCGTTGATGTGGCTCGGTTCGGCGATGATTCCAGCGTCATTTTCCCTCGACAAGGCTTGGTAGCGTTCGACCCTCTTCAGTTCCGCAACATTGATGGCACGCAGGGCGGTGGCCTGGTCGCACGTAAGATGATGGACTGGGACGCTGACGCCGTGTTCGTGGATGATACGGGCGGCTACGGCGCGTCGTGGATCGACAGTCTAATCAGGTTGGGACACTCTCCGGTAGGCGTGGGGTTCTCTGGCAAGCCGGATGACCCACGCTACACCAACAAGCGTGCTGAAATGGCGTTTGAGTGTGTCGAATGGATCAAGCGTGGTGGGCGAATCCCGGACATTCCCGAATTGCGTGCCGCGCTGACCGAAACCACCTACACTTTCCAGGGTGATCGGCTGCTGGTTGAACCGAAGGACCAGATCAAGTTGCGCCTTGGCTATTCTCCAGACCATTTTGACGCTCTGATGTTGACGTTCGCAGCACCCGTGGTGCGGAAACCAGACGGGGCGAATATTGCCAGACGCCGTGGTTTCGAGTCCAACTACCAGCCACTATCTGACGCCTGGAACGTCAACAAGGACAACGACAGGTCGCGCCAACAGAACTGGCTACCCGGGCAGGCGACGCCATGGATGGGGCGGTGATAAGGCTTGCTGTATCGCGTGAACCAAGGCTAGATCGAGGGTAGGAGAGTGATCATGACCGACGCGGAGTTTCAAAAAGACCTGGCGACCACGGCCCTCCCTCGTGGAACCAGGTGGCGGGAAGGGCCGGAAGCTCTGATTGCCGAGCATCGAGAGTATGACGCGGCCAGGTTGCGTCTCTGGGCCGATCGTCAACGGCATTTCGCGGCGAAGGCCAGAGAGGCGCGGGCTGCATCATGACCGATGCGCAACGGGGTGCCCTCGACAAGATGACCGGTGCGAGTTGGCGCGAGGTTGAGGTTGGCACGCTTCTGGTCACGCCGATGGCTGGCGCGTCATTCCTGCTTGGACCGGACGGTCGGCGCGACGCGCTTTCCGTTCAGCGGGTGTACCAACCCAATGAAGCTGGCCGCATGATCGTCGAGGCGCCTCCCTGAATGGGCGCGATGTGGGCCAACCAGTCCGCCGGCCAGTGGGGCGCGCAATCACCCTTCGTGAAGACGATCGCGGGTGAGATGGGGGAGGTGCCTCTCGTTGGCCGTGGTGTGACGCTTCCCGCTCCGCCGCCTGCGCTGGCATCGGTAGCACCGGCTTCACCGTCGGTCGCGCCGGCTGGGACAAACGCCTTCGCCGCCGCGTTTGGGCCTGCCACGCAGGGCAAGAGTCTGTTAGGATGACGGGTATGGATCAACCACCCGAGAAGACGATCGAAGAGCACTTTAGAAGCTGGGAGAGTTCGGCCTTTGGTTACGGCTACGGGACGGGCGAACCTCACGTGCTGGCCGCGCTTCAGTCGTTTCTCGCGGTATGTCCGGACGAGGGAGCGTATGACTATCGGCTATTGGAGATTGCCGTTGGCCCGACTGTAGCGTGGTTGTTGATTAGCACGTTATGTCGCCAGGAGGCGCTGGAATACGGCGGATCGCCTCGGTTTGCGTGGCTTACCGATGCCGGCAAGAAATTGAAAGCGTTCGTCTGTTCTCATTCGGTTGACGATCTGGTCGATCTGGTTTGTCAGGACGAGGGGCGTATAGACATCTGCTGTCGCGATGCGTGCAACTGCGGCCCGGAAGGCTATGAAAAGGGCCGCGTCTGTCCGAATCCGTTTTGGGGGCGGTGACATGGGCTTTCTCTCCCCCTCGATCCCGTCTCCACCGACGCCACCCGTCCCGCCGCCCGCTGCGATGCCTGCCACGCTGGCTAATCCACAGGTCGCGGGAGCAGGCGCGGCACAGCGTCAAGCTGCTGCGGCTGCGGGGATGGCTGGGTTTGGGGGAACGCTGACGAATGAGGGTGGCGCCGCTGGAACGACACCGCAGAACACCGCGACTCGGAGCCTTTTGGGGTGAGCGCCAGGTTCTCTGAGTTGATCGACCGCGCCGCTGGCCAGACTGGCGTTCCTGGCGCCGCGCAACCGACTCGCTACGTGCTTGGCTTCGCTCCGCCCGTCGCGCCCGGCTTCTGGGGTGAGGTAGTATATAGGTACCAGGACGGGAAGCTGATCGGCGCGGAGGTTCGGGAGACGGTGAAGGCATGAACCGGGCGCGTGTCATACGTTTGGCTCGACAGATGGCGGCAGATCGCGAAGAGAACGCCGAACGGTTCGCCGCGCTTCGCAATGACAGCATGACGGCTGATTACACCCAGAAGGTGCCAGCCGATCATCCTGACTATAAGACGAAGGCGGCCGAACCTACGATGGAGGCCGTTGACCGACTCCCGCTGGACTACTTGCGGTGTTTACACTCCTATGGATACGTCGATGTTTATCGAGCTTGGTTGCGGCGCTGGCCTGTTGCCAGGATCAGGGAACGCGCGGAACGGAATGGCGGGAGGTTTGTGCTCTAACCCCACGGCTTCCTTGACAATCCGCCCGTGACGCCCGCTATATCCCGCCACGAGCGACGAGGAACAACCCGAGCCCGCATGCCCTTCCTGGGCGCGCGGGCTTTTTGGCGTCAGGAGAGTCGGTGTCCGGCAGCGAGCAAGTTCCTGGGGTCCAGGCCGGAACGTCGCCGCGTAACCGTCGCGCACCACGCAAGGCGCGGCAACTCCCATACGAAGGCGCTGGCCCGGAACGCCTCGCGCGGACGCCAGCGAAGGTAAAACGTCCCACTCCAGCGGGGCCGCCTGAGTGGAACGCCATCAAGCAGAACATGGAAGCCAGGATTGGACTCCTGAGAAGTTGGCGAACCAGCTGGGTACAACACTATCAGCTTCTCGAAACCTACATCCTTCCGCGCCGTGGCATCTTCATCAACACGGCGATGCCCACGCCCAACAGTATGATCCGCGGCGTACCGATCAATCAAAATATTCTCGATCCCACGGGCACTTACGCGATGCGGCGTTGCGCCGCCGGCCTGACGTCCAACGAGATGTCTCCCTCGCGCCAGTGGTTCAAGCTAAAGCCGGCGCTATCAGATCGCGAAGACGCTGACCCAGAGGCGATCGAATGGTTCGAGGAGGTCGAGGACCGCATCACCACCGTCATGTCACGGTCCAACTTCTACCAGGAGGCTGCACAGCTATTCGAGGACCTCGTGACCTTCGGAAGCGGCCCAATGATTATTTACGAAGACGAAAAGGACTTGATCCGTTGCTACACGCCATGCTGCGGCGAGTATTTCCTCGCATCGTCATCCGCGAACCGGGTCGAGACGTTCGCGCGCATGTTCGTGATGACGATCGCGGCCATCGTCGAGATGTTTGGGCTTGAGAACTGTCCTCCCGATGTCCAGCAGATGTGGACCGATAAGGGCGGCGCTCTTGAGGTCGAAAAGGTCGTGGCGCACATGATTGAGCCGAACGCGCCAATCAACGCACCGAAGATCAGCGAACAGGGTGCTGTCGTAACGGGTGGCTTCGCGTGGCGCGAGGCTTACTGGGTCTGGGGCGGTGAAAGCTCTTACCCGCTGTCTCTGGCCGGGTTTCACGATCAACCCCATCTGTGTCCGCGCTGGGCCGTGACCTCCAACGATCCCTATGGCCGTTCGCCGGGGATGGACGTGCTGCCCGACATCATTCAGTTGCAGGTCGAAACAGGACGCAAGGCCGAGGCAATCGAGAAGATGGTTCGGCCGCCCATGTTGGCGTCGATCGACATGAAGAACGAACCGGCTTCGATCCTTCCCGGCAAAGTGACCTACGTCAACGGACTTGGCGCCGACAAGGGAATGCGGCCCGCGTTTACCGTCAATCCCGAGATCAAGGAGATGATGGAGGACCTGGCGCAGATACAGCAGCGGATCAGGGAAGGGTTCTTCTCGGATTTGTTCGCGATGTTGGAGCAGACGACGAAGGATATGACGGCCTATGAAGTGGCTGCACGCAACCAGGAAAAACTCCAAATCCTCGGCCCTGTTGTTGAAAGATTGCAGAACGAATGTCTGGCTCCGGCGATTAAGCGGGTGTTCAAGATCATGGAGCGTCGCGGCGTGCTGCCGCCTCTCCCGCCAGCGTTGCACGGTGTGCCACTCGGGATTCAATATATTGGTGTTATTAGTCTCGCCGCGAAGGCCGCGAAGACGGCATCGCTTGAACGCTTCTCGAATGTGATGAATACCATGGCGCAGGTTGACCCAACGGTCATGGACCTGTGGAGTCGGGATGCATGGACCGCTGAATATTCTGACGACTTGTTCATTTCGAAGAAGATAATGAACTCTCCCAAAAAGATCGCTCAACTTCGAGATGCGCGAGCTAAGCAGCAACAAGCTCAACAGGCACTCGCGGCAGCGCAGTCGGCATCCGAAAGCGCGAAAAACCTAGGACAGACGGATGTTGGTGGCGGAATTTCAGCGGCAGCCGCACTAACAGGGTTTGGTGGAAGTGGTAATCTCACGACTGCACAGCCAGCAGGAACAGCGTGATGGTTGGCAACCTCTCAGGCGCGCAACCAGCGGGGAATGCGTAGATGTCGCAAACGACGGGCAACACAATCGTTGGTTCTGAAATTCTGTTTGTCTCAGGCATTATCAATGGCCGTCCGAGCGAAGCCACGTTCCCGGTCACGACGGCCCAAATCGCCGGGGTCCTATCGGCCAACGGTTCTACCTCTTCGGCGGGGAACTCCGCTGTAAGCGGCTCTGGAACCGAGGCCGCGCCGTTGGTAAACGCTGACGGCACGGCTGGAATACAAACGCTGATCAGCGCGCTAACCGCTGTTCGAGGCGGCGTCGTCAATCTGGGGCCGAGCCGCTCGAATGTCTCCGCCACCACGATATTGGGAACCGATGGTATTGTCATTCAATCGCAAAGTAACGGATGGAACACAGGAACCAATGGTGAGTCGCCTGGGTCGGTCGGGCAGATTATCCGCACGACGGCGCCGCTGACTTCCGGTGTCTTTCAACTTGGTCCGACGACGCCTTCAACAACACCAGTGCGTGGCCTCGCGCTGCGAAACATCTATGCTTATGGCACTACACCGGTCGCTGGCATTGCTCCGGCTGATGGCTCGATCGGGTTGAATTTCAACAGCGCCGTGGATGGTTTCCGTTCCGAAGCGTTGATGTTCTCCGGGTTTCAGTACGGCATTTATTTCGGTGTCGGAGCCGGCAGCGGCATTCTGGCTGATGCATCGCTTCTCGCGGATGGCGAACTGGTCGCGAACGGCTATGGTATCTTCCTCGCCAAGGGAGCGCCTGGCACGCCAGAATTGAAAATCACAAACTATGTGATTGGCGACAATGACTACGAAGGCGTTGGTGAGTTTTCGACGAGCGGCCAGGGATGGCGGTTTGTCAACAGCGACCTTGTCAGAAACGCATCCAAACTGGCCAGTTTCACGGGCGCCATCTCCACGACGACTCTGACTGTCACTGGTCTGACTGGCGGTACGCTTGGCCCCGGCAAAATCATCTCTGGTGCCAGCGTCACCGCGAACACGATCATCACCGCCTATGGAACCGGTACGGGCGGCAACGGTACTTACACTGTCAACAATTCTCAATCGGTAAGCGCGGAAGCCATGACCGCCGCTGGGGCCGGCCTCTACACGAATGGGGCGGCCGATCAGATCATCAACGCCTTGGTCCAGGACATGGGCCACAATGAACTCAATAATACGTTCGTCGCGGCCGATGGCATCCTTCTCGATGGCAGCAACAATGCCGTCTATGGCGGCAGGTTCACCGGCAACACCACTGGCTGGGCCATCCGGGCCACGGGTAGCAGTGAGGTTGTCAGCGGCGCGACCTTCAACGCCAATGGCCCGGTTGGTGTGACAAGCGCCACGACGGCCTCCGGCAACGCCGTGCTGCACTTTACCGCTACGCCTGTCGGCGTGGCCATCGGCGCTTACGTTACGGACTCCACGACGGGTGGTGTCATTCCTTCGGGAACGAAGGTGCAGTCAGTCACAGCGACCACCGTCACGATGAACGCCAATGCGACGGCTGGCGGCGTGGGAAGCGGCGACACCATCCTCTTTCACCAGGATGTGAAGTTCGACACGACCTCGTCGTTTAGCCAACTTTTTTCCGTGCAGCCGGTTTATTTCGACGACGAAGGCAATTCAAACTCGGGCTTCTTCGCGGATGGCGTGACGGGCGCGTGGGTCGCGTACAATTACACCAACCCGACCATGATCGTGCGCGCTTCGAGCGGTGCTGCGTATGGTGCGGGTCTCGTATTTGATGCTGCGTTGACGGCGGGCGGCCAGAAGTGGGACGTGTTTTCGGGTGGAGGCGGAAGTTCCGGCGCGACGGCGGGTTGTTTCTTCCTGAAAGACGAAGTGACAAATAGGATCGTCGCGCAATGGGACGTGACGACAAATCTACTGCACGCCTATTTCGGCGTGAACTCGGGTACGCCAACAGGGGCCGCGCCGAGCGCGGGCGATTTCAACGCCTCCGGAGTGTTTAAGATCAATGGTGTGAAGGTGCTTGGTGCTGCTCAGGCCGGATGGGGCACCTCATCGAACGGGACGCGCGCCGCGATCAACGGTTCGACCGCGACGGCGGCACAGGTCGCTGCTGGTTTGGCACAATTGCTGATTGACCTGACCTCACAAGGAATTCTCGCGACATGACGGAAGAACGCGCTCATCCGGAGATCGTCGCGCTTCGCAGCGCGTTATCCGATGCAATGACGCGGGAAATGAACCTGAGAATGCAACTCGTGTCGGCGCATTACGAGATCGCGGACCTGCGGGAACGATTGAAGCCCGTTGGTGACGGTGACAATGTGGTTGAATTACGAACGGATCAGGCGTGATGCCAGGCTTCTCCATGCCAAACGGAAGTCCGCGCTACCAAGACACGGCTATGATCGCCACCCTGAGAAAGCCGCGGCAAGCCTTTTCCGTTCTCGACGCTGGAATTTACGAGATCGTCCATGTGGCAAGCGGACGCCGTTATATCGGCAGTTCTCGAAACGTCAGGTACCGACTTCAGAGGCACCGCTGCGATTTGAGAGGAGGCAGGGCGAGGAGCCGTTATCTCCAAAATGTGTGGAACAAGTACGGAGAAGATGCCTTTGCTTTCCGGCAGGTGTTGGCCTGTTCTGAAGACCATCTCACGTTGTTTGAGGACATTTTGATCTCTGGATACCAGACCAGGGATAAACGATTTGGATTTAACCACCGGGTCGCGGCCGATACGAATGCGGGGATGCTCCGCGTCGTGTCGAAGACCGTCCCGGGGGTCAAGTTCGGTCGCCTTACGGCGATAGAACCAAGGGAGGTTGTCGGGACTGACAGAAAATGGCTTTTTCGATGCGACTGCGGAAGAGAGAAAATGATCTTCGCCAATTTGGTGCGTCGAGGACGCCAGATTTCTTGTGGATGCTGGCGTCGAATAAGGAACGCCGGAGGGCTGGCCCAGGGAGTCTTCGCCTTCGACGCCCCCACCCGAGCGGCAGTTTGATGCCGGGATTTTTTGTAGCTCAGGGTCGTCCGGGGTTCGTTGACACCGGCCAAGGAGCATCTGGCCGAATCGCCTCATGGGGCGCCTGGACTGCTGATCCCAACCCGCTCGCCGGCCCGGAACAGACCCGCATTCTTCGTGAGGACGACAACGGCGCGTTAATGGGTGGGCCAACCGTGCCGCTTGGGCAAGGCGGGTGTGGCCAGTGGGGAGTGATACTTGACGGATCATCGAACGGGGCCACCAGCGGCGGGGACAACCCCTTTGTCCTGGGTTAAGGCTTCTCTCCTCATCGCGCTGTTGATGTTGCCTATAGCGGCCCGCGCTCAGTGCGCTGGCGGCCTGATCACGAACTGTCCGCCGGCCGTCAATCCGCAACCAACTGATCTGTTGCTGCTCTATCAACTCGGGCAGAACCCGCACAGTCGGCAACTCCCGCTCAGCCAGACGCTGGTCATTCCATTCTCGTCACCTCCTCCTATTGGGAATGTGACGCCGAATACAGGCGCCTTCACGACTCTCTCAGGGTCAAATCAATTATCACTTACTTATTCACCATCGACACCCTCAACTGACGTGGGTTGGTTGGTTAATGCGCAAAGCACAGTCAACTTCCCGGCTGCCGGGCATGACTTTCGCGATCGTTTTTGGAAGACCACCGCGACGCTTTCAGGCAGTTCAAGCGGCATTTGGGAACCGAACTTTCTTGAATGCAATCATGCCGGAACCGGAACGGCGACGGTCGAGACGAACTGCCTCCATCCGCATTCCAGCTATCAGTCCGGCGTGACAATTTCGGGAGGGACCGAGACATTTGAAACAAGCATGGACAACTTCGCGGGAACGATTTCTGGCGCCTGGACGGGTGCCTTGTCGCAGATCACAAGCAACACCGGAACGATTGGGAGCGCCTATGGCTTCAACGCGCGGTACGGCCAGAACACCGGGAGTATGACGGTATGGGCTGGTTACAACTGCGACCCTGGCAGCGGCAATCAACCCACCTTCAATCTTTGCCTTCGAAACGCTGATCCGAACGCTTACATAACAAGCCTCGGACACGCGTCTTTCGGCACGTTAGGACCCGCGACGAACAATGTGTTGCTTGTTGCTGGTCCCGATACAAGCGGCAGTACGTTTCCGTTCGTGGTTCAGAATTCAACCCCGACGACGGTCTTCACGATTAGCGACTCAGGAGGTGTGACGACATCGGGGACATTGGCGCCAGCGACATATGCTCAAATCGGACCAGACAATTCATCCGGCACATTTCCCTTTACGTTCAAGAGCGCGGCTCTGACCCGCATCTTCGATATCAACGATGGCGGGAACGTGTACGCGGCCAATCTAAGTGGGATCAGTCAGGCATTGGTGGGTGCCGACAATTCCTCGGGAACCTTTCCTTTCACGGTGAAAAGTCTGGCCCTGACGCGCCTCTTTGATGTGAATGATGGAGGTGGTGTTTACGCCGCGAATCTGACCGGGATATCGATCCTGACGACGGGGCCTGACACCTCCGGTAGTACCTTTCCTCTCGCGGTGAAGAATTCCACACCAACGACGTTGCTGGCGGTCGCCGATAATGGCGCGATCACGACGTTTGGCACTTTCGCGCTGGACCCGAGCGGAAATGCCAGCGTCAACTCCGTGATCGCGAAAGGAACCAAATTCACGATTTCGGGATGCGCAGCGGGAACGACGGTAGGTGGTGCGACGGCTGGCACATTCCTGTCAGGCACGTCAGGCGCCTGCACCGTTGTCATCACTCTGGCTGGCGCCTCTGGCATCACGGCACCAAATGGCTGGACCTGTGCGGCCGAGGACCTTACCACGCCGGCCAATCTGATCAGCCAAAGCGCATCGTCCCCGACGACATGTACGGTCACTGGCACGACGGTATCGGGCGACAAGATCGCCTTCGCTGCAATCGCATACTGAGGTGGAATCGCGTATGATCCGGTTCATTGCTTTATTCGCGTTACTCGCCGCTCCGGCGTTCGCCAAGGAAATCCCCGATACGGTCGAACTTCCCTCTGATGTCGTGCTTCAGGTGCAGCAGTACCTTGGAACGCGCCCTTTCAACGAGGTCGCTGGGTTGCTTGGAATGATCCAGGCGTGCCTCAATGTCCAGATACCTCAGAACGGGGTTACGGTTAGCAATGGCCAATGCCCGGCGGTATCGGCCGCGATTCAGGTGCGATCGGCCAAACAGGTGTCAACACCATCGACTCCCCCAGCCGAACCGGAGAAGAAGTGATGCCCGATGGAGTACCTGGGCAGCGCATGTTCGGCCGCACCATGTCGGAGCGGGAACTGTTCAGCGAGGCCATCGCGAATATCAAGAAGCTACGGGATTGCTATCGCGGTCTCGCGCTATCGAGAAACGATGAACGCTGGCTTGTCCCGGCCCGCCTCATGGAAGAACTCGAAGACCGCACCAAAAAGCTGATGACGCAACGCCAAACGCCGTATCTTATCCTGCCAAGGAGGCAATGATGGCACTCGTGGGAACCGAACTGGTCCGCTGCGTTGGAATCATCAACAGCGGGTCAGCCGCCGTCGCTGAATACGTGACGACACAGAACATCGCGAATCTGAACACGACCGGCGCGGGAGCGCCCTCGGCACCGTTGACTGGATTGGAACCAGTACACTGCTACGGACCATCCGGGACAGGCATTCCGTCGTCGGTGCCGTTCTTTACGACGACCGGGTCGATCCAGGCGCTTGGTTCGGTGGCTCCGTCAACACTGACCGGGAATGAGATCATCAACCTCGCGCCGCCTGTCGTTGGACAGACGCCGGCGGCGTACAATCCAACCACGACGGCACTGACGATAGCGGGGTGAGTACCATGGGTAAGAAGCTAAAGGCGGCGAAAGCTGAAATCGAGAGTCTTCTCGGCCAGCTTTCGGTTAGTCTCTTGAACAACAAAGAAATCGCGACAACGCTTTCGTCCGAAAGGCGAAAGTTCGATATGGAGCATGCGACTCACGTTAAGGACGCGGCTCGCATTCGCCAGTTGGAAGCCAGACTCGCGCACCCAAAACCTGGGGATGTCGCACTTCTTCATAAGAAAATCGAATAACTGACGCTGGATTGGCACGCGGCGGAACGCCGAGCATTCGAAATGGAGCAGCAGCTCAATGAGCTGAAGGGGGTTCTTTCGAAAGATTCAAACGACGAAATCACCCCTGTTGAGGAATATGACATGCGCCCACTGGTGGCGCCTGAAAGACCAAGGACTGTTCTCGCGGTCGGCACACAAAAGTCATCGCGTGTCATGCCGACAAAGAAGGGCGTTATGAGAATGGCGGCGGGAAGCGCGTAATGGGAGAAGCTCGTAGAAAAGCCGAAAGCCTGTTGATCTCCGTTTTGATCCCAGAGCGCGGCCGTCCCGAGATGTTGGAGCGGGCGATCTGTTCGCTGATCGACACGGCGGGACCCGAGGAACGGTACGAGATTCTGGTTTTCATAGACTCCGACGATCCGGAATGGGCCGATCGCGAACCGTTCGAACATTCCCGCACACGCTACATGCGGAGACCACGTCCGATCACGCTGGGCGAGAAACTGAACGAAATGGCGCGTGCCGCGACCGGCTCCGTGTTTTGGTTCGTCGCTAACGACTATATCATGAAGACCGCAGGCTGGCCCGCGATCTTCCGCCAGGCCGCCGCCAGGCTGCCAAATAAGATTGGCATCCCCTACGTCACCGACGACATGCATCCCGGCCACGCCCTGTTCCCGTTGATCACGCGCGAGATGATGGAGGTCGTCGGGTTCGCCTTCGCGCCATGGTATCCGACATGGTTCATCGACACGCACTGGGATGAGATCGGCATCATGTCCGATCTTCGATTTCAGGTGCCGGTCGAGATCGAGGCACCGGAGGGCCGCGGCAAGACACACGGGATGATTGATCTCGCATTTTGGGTCAATGCGTTCAACGAACTTCGGCCGACCAGGATGCGGGACGCCATCGCGCTGGCGGAACGGGCTCATGGAGCCGAAAGCGCGGCCTTCGCCGATGTCATGGCCCGAATCGGAGAGCGGCAGGCACAATGCGTCGCGCGCACCCGTCACCTGTCCTCTCCGGCCTTCCTGGCGCAGTGGGGCGGCAACGCGGCATCTCCACCGGCACCGTCTTATCCTGACGTGAAGGCGTACATGGAGCGCCTGGTCTCTCGGCTCCGTAAGGAGACGCCACGGCGGGTCAAGGTGATCGTGGCGGTTCCGAGTGGACGCACCTACGAGGCGGCGTCAGCGAACACCATAGCGGCCATGGCGGCGCATTCGGCGGCGGCCGGCATCGAGGTCATGATGCTCAACACGCAGTCGTCCTCGATCAGCCACAACCGCAACACCCTGGCCAAAATCGCGGTGGATAGCGACGCCGATTTCGTGTTCATGATCGACTCCGACATGGTATTCCCACCCGATACACTGATGCGGCTCCTGAAGCACGACAAGGACATCGTGGGAGCGTTGTATTGCAAGCGAACCTTCCCGCACGACCTGATCGGGAAGTTGAAGGGGCCGAAGCCGGAAGTCATGGATGACGGTCTGCATGAGGCGCTTTACATGCCGGGTGGCGTCATGCTGATCAGGGTTGATGTGCTCCGCCAACTCGGTTATCCCCAGTTCGCCGAATTGTTTCAGTTCGAGGGTCGCGATGGACTCGATGCGTTCAAGAACCTCGCGAGGAACTACTTTTCGGAAGTCCCGCCAGAGGACGTGTTGGTATCGCTCGATGGATCGCCGTTCGGGGAATGGATCAGAACCAACTACGCGCTTGGCCTGGGGGGTGAGCGGTACCCCTATCTGAGCGAAGACAACTTCTTCATTCAACGTGCCCGGCGGGCCGGATACACGGCATGGGTCGATGTCGCGGTGTCGGGCACCGTAATCCACCTCGGCCAGCTGGAAGTCACAACGCTGCTTCCTGAACAAATCAGACGGCTCGGCCCTGACCCGATCCAATCAACTGGTTCAGCACGTCGCGATGGGACGCTCGATGGGGCGTACCAGGAAGCGGCGGAATAGTTCGGGGGTGCAAACTCGTAAACTAAAGATTAGTATCGCCTGGATAGACGAAGCGCTCGACTTCTCGCGTTTGTCCTTTGCCGCATCTATGACACGTCCGGTAAGATGTCGTAACGACCCTTCGGAAGCCGCGATCAACAAAAACCGCAAAAATGCTACAATAAGACTGGTTGCTTGATTTCCATTCGGACCAATTGTGACTCCATGGCCAACATTGCCGCTTTTTCACCCGCTGTATCTCCCTAGTAAAATGGTGACCGGATTGCCTAACTGCCGGTCTTCCCCGATGCGCGTCATCTTGATCCCGAATCGCTCAAACAACCGAACGTAGACGCTGGCGGGCCAGAACCTCCACCACTTTCCGGGAGGTTGCGTGTCCGCCATGTGGTCGATCACGAACAGGGTTCCACCGGGCGCCAGAACGTGAGACAGGCCATCAACGGTTCGTTCCAGATCGATGCCTGGGTTGCCAAGAACCATCACGACCAGGATCACGTCGAAAGCCTTGGCATTGCGAAAGAAGAACAATTCTGGCGGTCCTGACTCCCAGGACACGCCAAGGATGGGCGGCGCGTGTTCAAGTAGTTCCGGGCATGGGTCATAGCCGACCGTGAGGGGAACCTTCCCACGCAACAGGCGGTTGAGAGGCC